GCTCAAAGCGATTAACCGCATGTCCCCCGTTTCTCCGGCGGGGATGATATAGGTGAAGTCCACGCCGTTGATCGCCACGATGATGGTCTGCCCGGTTGTCCCTGCGGTGATGTTGATGGTTGCCTGTTTCGCGGTGGAAACCTCTCCCGGGCTGACTGCGCCGCTTCCCTTTGAGACAGTGCAAAGCAGGGTCCCCGCCTGGGCAAGATCCGCAGTCGCGGGAGCCGTTCCGTTCAGGATCCTCATGACGCAATCGGCCATGATCTTTCGGAAAGGGTTTCCCCCCAACATCTCGTTGAGTAAAGCCTTCGAATACTTCTCAGCCATGTCAGAACCTCCTTCCCCCAAAAAAGAAAAACCGGTCCTGCCTGAATTCAGGATCGGCTTTTCTTGTGATTGGGAACCCCGTCGCGAACGGGATCTTATCCCCTATGTTTCTTTTAGGTCTCGATACTCAGTTCGTTCTTCCTCTCCCATCGAGAACGGGCAGAGGAAATTCCATCGTTCCTTCTCCAAATCCCCCGATCAGTTGGGAGACGCAGAGATATTGACCGAATCCGATATCGTCTCTGTAAATCGCCGCGCTCTGTCCCATGTTCAGAGGGCAATAGTTTGGGTTAAGGTTCTTGACCTGTCCTCCCGCGAGACCCATGAAAGGGCCATCATCGGAAAGCCAGATCACAACGGTCCCAAGAACGCCCGGTCCAACTTCTTCGCCTTCCACCTTGATTGCCGATCCGATATAGGCCGGGCTGTCGCCCACTTTGAAGAGAACGAAATCGACCGCATCCGAGCCTTTCAAAAAGAAAATGTTTTCCCCCGCGCTGACGAACATTCCGTCAGCTACGGCCTTCATCATGGTCAACCGACCTTCGAACTGAAAGAAGTTCCTTCTGGTGTCCATGCGCATGGGCGCGGCAGCATCGGAAAAGAAAATCTTGTCGTCCTGGGCTGCGTAGAGCCGGCTGTTAAACCACTCCAGAAGGTGTCCTCCTACCATCCGTTTCTTGAAGGTCATTTCGGGTTCCGAGAAGGGATGAGAGATTCCATCCTCGATGTAGCCGATGATGGAGTTATTGCAGAAGAAGATTTTTCCTCCTCCTTCGACAAACTCCATTCTCGATCCGTTCACATGGGCGCCGCCGTTGAGGATCGTCGTGATGCTGAAGTCCGGCCAGAGACGTTTCAGTTCCGGACCCTGAACGAAAAGGCAGATATCGCCATTGGACCAGAGACTATGAACGTTACCGGAAAAGGCAGGATCAAAACCTTTTCTCCGGTGGAGCATCTTCTCGTCATCGATATCCACATTCTCGGCGGAGACCAGAAAAGCGGCATTCCTGCCGACCCTGATCTTTGCCGGATCGGTTACGTTGTCTATCCCAAGGAAGGATTGGATCTGAAGAAAAGGAACAAGCCCTGCCATTACATATTCCCCAACCTCGGAGCCATCGTGTCATCGATGGCCGTCAAACGAATAAGGTCCGTCTTCACCCGGCCTTTGAATTGCTCGAAGAGGAGCCGGTGTCTCTCTGCCTTCTGCGGATCATAGGTCTCGGCATCCTGTTTGAGAAAAGCCCTCTTTGCGATTCCGTCCAGGAGGCCCCCGTGATAGATCGACTTGATCTCCGGGGAGACAGGAGGATTTGCGCCGATATCGTTTGCGGTAAGAGGGGTGAGCGGAATGCGGTTGATACTCATCAGAAGCGTATCCCTGACCTTCCTCAAGATCGCGCTCGTATTGACTTCATCCACGAGGGTTTCGTTCACAGTGATTTCCGTGTCGATCACGGAAGCCACGGTGAGATAGCCGTTGTTACTGGCCGTTCCGCTGACCTGGAAGTGATCGCCCACCGAAAAGTGGGCCGTGAAGTTCGCCCCGGGCTTGGTAATCTTTTTGGATGCCGCCGCAAAGGAGATATCGGCAGACCCGATCACTTCTCCCGCAGTGTCGAATTTCGGATAGACCGAGAGATAGGCTGACGCTGCATCGAGGGCATATTCCCTGGGAGTGCCGGTGCGCGCGCGCCAGTTCATGATGGTCTGATCGAGTTTGTTTTCCGAGGTCTTGGTTAACGGTCTTCCCCATTGGTTCCCGCTGGCAAGGCGGGCACTCTTCACGTTGACGATTCGATCATCGAGGGCATAGAGTCCCACATTGCTCAAGAGTTTGAGTTGGGTCAAAGATGGCGTTGTCTGGTCGGTGATGATCCAGCTGTCGCGGCAGAGTTCATTGATTGCCTCGTTCAAGCAGAAGACGAGCTCTGTATCACTCCAGAGGTAAGGCTCCTTCGCATCGTCAAGGACCGATTCCCGTTCCAGGCCGATGATCTCGGTGACATTCATCTTTGCCCGCTCCCCCATCCGGTTAGACCTGGTAAAGCACCCGGAGTTTCTTCGTTCCGTTACCTGTCGGAGTTGTGACAACGTTCTTGGCGAGAACGCCAGTGTCAACTGCCACCGTTGGGGCGTTCACGATCGCGGTATCGAAGCCCAGCATGAGAATATCGGCGGCAGCGGCGATATAGTCCGGGAGACCGACTTTCTCACCGAATCCGATGACGATATTATCGGGGCCGGTTCCGCCTTGAGCCCACCCTGAGCCGGTGATCGAGGTCACTGATTTGAAGGCAAGGTTTCCTTCTACCGTTGACCCGGCAGCGGGGACGATATCTTCGGAAATGACCTTTCCGTCGATGTCCGTACCAACGATGGTGAGTTTTCCCATCGTATCGGCCACGTCCACGGCGGTTGCCGCACAGGTGACGCTGTGGGCGAGGCCATCCCCGGGAAGTCCGCCGTTTGCCACGGCATAAGCCCCGTTGTGCATGGCGGCCGAAGCGAAGTAGCGGTTCGCCACGATGGTCGCCGGAGTGACAACGAAGAATTTGAGGACCTTTGCGAGCTTCAGGAGCCTTCCCGCCCTGATTCCCTTGGTGACGATAAGCTCACTGACAGACCAGTTTTCTTTGCGAGACATGGTTTTTCTCCTTTCCCGCCTTTTTTACGAGTTGGCCTTCTCGAAAAAAGGAGAACGGCCCCGGCGAGGACCGGGACCGGCAGGTTATGAATCGATGTCCACGACCTCTGCCGTAACGTCGATTACGGCGGTGTCGAGGTCTGCGGCACCATCGAAATACAGGAACCCATCAGAGGTGTATTTCTGGCCTCCGGCGGTCACCCCGGCATCGGTTCCACCAACCCCTCTTGTCCTGGTCCCGGCAACTGCGCCTGCAGCCCCGTCACCTTCAAACTGAGTTCCGCCAGCAGCAATTCCAATGGTGAAAGCAACGGCTCCATCCTCCGGGGTCACGATCTTGGTATGGACGTTCTTGACCTCCCATCCGGCCTTGATCGGGAAGACCTTGGCCGAATCCGCATTCAGAAGCGGAGTCGTTTTGAAGTCCAACCTGTTTTTCATAAGGAAGCTTTTATTCAGCCCATCCGTAGGCGCTACGGTGGCTGCACTCTTTGTATAGTCCTTCTCGGCCATGATGATTCCTCCTTCAGAAGAAAGATCCCTGCCTCAAAGGAGGCAGGGGATCGGGTTTAGAGCAACATCGGCTTGGCGTAGAGAACACCCAGGGCCTCGGGTTTGATGACCTTGTAGCCATAGACGTGAAGCCCTTTGACGAACTTCCCGAAGGTCGTCTCCGGATGCTCGATATAGTCGAGGTCGGTGAACTGGGAAGCGAAGGTCAACCCCAGTGGATGACCGAAGATCATGTCCCAGCAATTCCCTCCGTCGTTGGTCTTTGGAAGAAGGTTACTGGAAAAGAGGGTGAATCGGTCGATCATGCCGATCCTTCCATTGCGGAGAGTCGATTTCCCGTCTCCCATCATGGAGGCGTCCTTGATGTCGCTGGCCTTCAGGAGAACGGCGGCCAGGGAGGGGATGATCATGAACCGGCCGGTTTCCGGCATGTTCTGCTCGTCCAGGATGCCACCGGCGTAAAGGATGTACTTGATGATATTGGCCTCGGTCAGCTCGACCGGCGTTCCTGCGACGCCCATGTTATAGGCCGTACAGATCCGACCGGCTGTTGCGCCTTTATTGGCCGCTGCCACCTGGGCCTTGACTGCGGCCAGGACCTCGGTGTCGATGACGATCTTCTCCTGCTCCGTGGCATCCTCGGCCCACTGGTCCATGAGCTCGATGTCGGACTGGTACTTGTCGACGTCATCGATGCCGTAGTACCAGTAGTTGCCCTGGTCGATGACCATTTCGATTGCGGGCGATTCGATCCGCTCGTAATCGATCTTCATCCCCTTGAAATACTTCTTGATCGTGACGGAGCCGCGGGTCCGGATGTAGACCTTGTCGCCCTGGTTCTTGATCTCGCCCTCATAATCGGTGTTGCTGATCTGGGGCAGGACGGTCGCGTCGTAAAATTTTATGAG